CTCCGTAGATGCCCAGCTTGGCCCATGCCTGTGCTGGGGTCAACTTTACGCCATTCACGGTGGTGTTTCGCCATCCGCAATATCCAATGAATGCGCTCAGTATAGAGTTGAAGTCAGAAGTCTCAAGTGATCCGCTTCCACGTCCATAGCCCGTGTAATAGCGGCGCCCCTCGGTAGTAACACCCGGCAGGGCAATCTGTGCGTCCATCTTCTCAGTCAGATCGGCATGGTGCTGACGATGAAAGTAACGGAGCATACAGATTCGCTCGAGAATGCGGGCCATTCGCTTGACGTGACCATCAAAACGCGAACCGTCCGCCATGGCAGAGTGGGCTTCTGTGGCTAGGATATCACAGACCCTTTGGGCACACTCGGCCGGAGTTTTGGCGAAGGCATACCAATCCTGTTCGCTCATCACCCCTTGGTGAAACGCATACATATAGCACGAATACGTTAGTTTCTCAGGCATTTGGGAGATGTTGCGAGGGTCGCTCGGCTTGACAGCGGCCTCTTTCTTCACGAATGCCTTCACAACCTTCTTGACTGCCGGCCCGGTCACGCCAGCTTCGTCAAGGATCGCCCTCTGGGAAGGGCGGTCCTGTTTCTCATGCACTGCATCATGATCGACAGGCACCCCAATATGCGGAAAAGGAATGAGACGTTCCGCAAACTCGACCATGTAACCGGCCAAGGTGGGGGGTACGGGCTGCTCCACTTCGATCTCCTCGCCTTTCGAATGGAACTGCTCAACGCGCCCAACAATGCATCGGTCGTCGGAAGACAAACACTGTGCATATCCGTAGGAGGGGCCAATCAACGGGCTCCCAAATCCCTTCAACGGTACAGGCGCGTCGTAGTCGTGCTTAGCAAACCATATTGGCACGCTCGACTCCGTAGGTGGATACACGACAGGCGGGCTGTCGACAAAGCCACTTCGCAAATACCCGGCGATAGTGGCAGCCTGTCCAGGAAGCATCCGTTCCGTGGGCAGACCCAGCGCATCTGATGGAGCAATGTTTGAAGCAACCATGGCGGGTGTAATTGGCACCTTCGCCGCAGTCTGAACCGCTCGCACTGCATCCAATAGCGCTATTGGCAGCGTAACCGCAGTGTGTGCCCCTTGCACCGCCACACTACGTTTGAGCCCGTTCGGAGTCATCACGTCAAGCACAACGTACTCCGAAAACACAGGTCTCAACCTCTCCAAGCGCTCCCCTTCTATAACCCAAGAGGTAGGCACAATGGAGGGCATCTCGAAACGCCCGATTTGAGAAAGCATCACGAGGGAGTGGTGAGGGTCCAGATACTTGCGGTCAAGATGGTAACTGACCACAGTCTTCCTAAAGTATCCCACATCCTCCACCACAATGGTATCACCCTTAAAATCCCAAACTTCATG